TATGACATCGCAGGCGTTCAGCCAATGACAGGTCCTACAGGTCTTATCTTCGCAATGAGATCACGTTACGGTACAAACCGTACTGCTGGAACTGAAGCATTCTTCAACGAAGCAGACACAGAGTTCTCAGCAGAGAACGCTGCATCAGATCTTGGAAGAACAGCACAAGCTGGATCTAACCCAGGTCTACTTAACGACAGTGGAACTTACAACACTTCAGACGGAATGCCAACAGGCGAGGCTGAAGCTCTAGGTGACGCTGCTGGAAACCAGTTCGCTGAAATGAACTTCAGCATTGAGAAAGTTACTGTGACTGCGAAGTCCAGAGCACTCAAAGCTGAGTACAGTTTAGAACTTGCTCAAGACTTGAAAGCCGTTCACGGTCTTGACGCTGAGTCAGAACTAGCAAACATCCTCTCAACAGAGGTTCTTGCAGAAATCAACCGTGAGGTTGTACGTACTGTTTACAAGGTTGCAAGACCTGGTGCTCAGAACAACACTGCAACTGCTGGTATCTTCGACTTAGACGTTGACAGTAATGGTCGTTGGTCTGTTGAGAAGTTCAAAGGTCTACTTTTCCAGATCGAAAGAGATATGAACGCGATCGGGCACGAGACTCGTCGTGGAAAGGGTAACATCCTCATCTGCTCTGCTGATGTGGCATCTGCCCTATCAATGGCTGGTGTACTTGATTACACACCTGCTCTACAAGGTAACTCAAACCTACTTCCTGATGACAATAGCAGCACTCTTGCTGGTACTCTTAACGGAAGAATCAAGGTTTACGTTGACCCATATTCTGCTAACGTAAGTGACAGACACTTCTATGTTGGTGGATACAAAGGAAGCTCTGCATATGATGCAGGACTCTTCTACTGCCCATATGTACCACTACAGATGGTCAGAGCTGTTGGTCAGGACACCTTCCAACCAAAAATCGGATTCAAGACTCGTTATGGTCTTGTTGCTAACCCATTTGCTGAGGGAACAACTCAGGGTGGAGGAGATCTTGATCCTAATAAGAACCGCTACTACAGACGTGTTCTTGTTGACAACCTTATGTAAGCAAACGCTTATATGGCTTTACAAAGAGACCCTTTTTGGGTCTCTTTTTTTATGCTTTGACCTAAATATTAGACAGTATGATAGGAGTCTCGATGAATCATTACACAGTTGGTTACTTAGATTCAGAACATCACGAGAACTATATTTGTGAGTATGCAGAGGGTTCATACGATGCTTGTAAACAAGCACAGGCAGATGTACCATATCTACAGGAACATCCGCACCGAATAAACGAAATTCTTTTGGAGATATAAAAATGAACGGAAGATTAGACAAAGTAGCAATGACGAATAGGTTATTCCAAATTAAAAGAGAGTTGGATTACAAGTGTGAAATAGGAGAGAAAGGAGAATGGGAATGCGTTGGTGCTAACCAGACTCTCAATAGAGTGTTTGATGTTTTAGACGAGTATTGGCAGTAGCTAAATAGATACAGACGGAACCCACTAATATAGTCAATGTCTTTCGCGAGTCAAATTAGCAATAGGAATTTCTTAAGCCCAGGTGGCTTCCGTTTTGTATTATCAAAATTTCCCAAGGTAGCATATTTTGCACAGTCTGCTAACGTTCCATCATTAGAGTTGGGTTTGGTTTCACAACCAACACCAATGCGTCCTATCAACTTGGACGGTATGATGACCTTTGGTCAGTTCACATTGACATTTATTGTTGATGAGGATATGGAGAACTTCCTTATTCTACAGAACTGGATGCGTGGACTAGGTACTCCTGATAGTTTAGGAGAAAGATCAGACTATCTTAAAAATCAAGCAGACAAATATTCACAGGATAATCTAGGTGATTCAAGATTTGCTGATGGTACTTTAGCCATTTTAAATTCAAATCTACAACCAAAGTTCAATGTAAACTTTACTGATTTAAAACCAGTATCCTTAACCACACTAGACTTTGATGCAACACTTAGTGATCAAGAATACTTCCAAGCAATAGTAGTTTTTGATTATACATCCTACGAAATTCAGACACTAGACGGAAAACGTATTAAAAAATTAGCATAGTATGGCTTTACTTGATGAACTTCAGGCATCCTGGTCGGAGGATTGCTTGTTTAATGAATTGGATTTAGGATCTGAATCCCTTGGTGTTGCTAGACTGCACCAAAAATATCACATCTTTTATAACAAATATAAACTTGTACTGGAAGATCTACGTGCACAGTATAAGTCTTTAAGAAAATTTAAGTGGCTTTACTATAACGGTAAGGGCAAAGATAATGATGGCAAATATTTTGACCTAAAGGTATTGAAAGGAGATATTAATATCTTCCTAGAGTCTGATGAAGACTTGACTAAGATGAGTTTAAAGATAAGTTACTTCGAAACTTGTATAAATTATATTGAGAACATCCTTAAGATGATCAACAATCGTGGATTCCAAGTGAAGAATGCGATTGATGCAAAGCGGTATGAGTTCCCAGTCTGATGACTTCTATTACCAAAAAGAATGAAGTGTATCTCCGTATAGGTACGGAACCACACATTCATCACGAACTGTCTGAGTATTTTTGTTTCGAAGTTCCAGAAGCAAAATTTTTAATGAAGACACGTAGGTATAGGAGATGGGATGGAAAGATAAGACTTTATTCACCAGGTACAGGAGAACTATACGTAGGACTATTCCCATATCTAGCTGAATGGTTAGATAAAATGGGATATGAATATGACATTATTGACAACGATGACTATGGAAGACCACAAGAAGTTAACGATGGGATACTACCACAGACAGTTAAGGACTTTACTGGAATGCTCGGTCTGCCTTTCAAGGCAAGAGATTACCAACTCGCTGCAATTTATTCAGCACTTCGATTTAACCGTAGACTTATACTATCACCCACTGGGTCTGGGAAATCTCTCATAATATACTGTATAGTCCGTTGGCACTTAGCAGTAAACAGACAGATACTAATTATCGTTCCAACAACATCGTTAGTAGAACAGTTATATAAGGACTTTGAAAAGTATGGGTTGATGTGTAGGTATATACCTGTAGCAAAAATATATGGTGGACAGGAAAAATATACAGATGCACCAGTGGTTATATCTACTTGGCAGAGTATCTACAAAGAGAAAGGAGACTTCTTTAATAGGTTCGATGTAGTAATTGGTGACGAAGCACATCAGTATAAAGCAAAGAGTCTCACTAAGATATTGGAGAAGTGCTATGACACCAAGTATCGTATAGGACTTACAGGAACTCTCGATGGAATGCAATGTCATCAGTTACAACTAGAAGGTTTATTTGGACAAGTAGATAATTATATCAAGACTAAAGACCTACAGAAGTCAGGTCATCTCTCAGAATTAAAGATTAATATATTACTTTGTAAGCACGAGTTCTTAGGATTTGATACGTATCAGGATGAAATAAATTATATCATAGGTCACAGAAAAAGGAATAATGTAATTGCGGGTCTTGCACGAGATCTCAAAGGAAACACACTAATTTTATTCAACTACGTGGAAAAACACGGAGATCCTTTATGGGAATTGCTAAATAGTATTAATCGAAGTAAAAAACTATTCTATGTTCACGGTGGAGTTCCTACCACAGAGCGAGAAGAAGTGCGTCAGATATGCGAGTCTTCGGACAATGCAATCATCTTGGCATCCTACGGTACCTTCAGCACTGGTATCAACATAAAAAATCTACATAATGTTATTTTTGCTTCACCCACTAAGTCAAAAGTTCGTAACCTACAGTCTATAGGGAGAGCTTTACGGACGCACGATTCGAAAGCACGTGCTACCTTATATGATTTTGCTGATGATATCAGTAATGGTCATACTCGTAATTATACTTTGAACCATTTAACTGAACGGATTAAAATTTATCAATCCGAATCGTTTAATTATGCTATTACCGAAATCAAATTAGGAGGTTAATGTGACACTCACTTTAAACTATCTTAGACCAGACGAGGAATTCTTCGGAGCAATTAAACTGAGCTCAGGCGAAGAGATAATTGGTCGTGTTATAGTATGTGAGGAGAATGGTGCACATCTAGCATTCATTCAAGATCCTGCAAAGGTTCACGTGAATGAGCAAATGATAGAAGGGAAAAGGGCACTCGCGGTCGGGTTGAAACGTTGGATGGTCTTTTCACAAGAAGATTTTTATATTATTCCAGAAGATAAGATACTGACAATCGCTCCGCTATCTAGTGAAGCAATTATTATGTACAAATATTTTGTCAGGTCTGAGATTAAAAATGATATTAAGAGCGACCAAGCAAAGGCAGTAAAGATGAATCAGGAAATGGGATTCATTGGGAACATCGATGCCGCCCGCCAGAAGTTAGAAGAACTATTTGACAATAATAAAGATAGCTAATATCCCTTTCAACCCTTACAGTGTTGATTGTAATAGTTTTTGACAGTCTTGTCAAGCTCTGTCAAGAATGTTATAATATTTGTAATGGAACGAACCCCCTATGCCCAAAGTAATGGCAAGAAAAAAAGGGTCACAACATTATATCGACAATCAAAAGTTTCTTAAAGCAATTATTGATTATAGAGATAGAGTTGAGATCGCCAAAATTAATGATAAAAAGAAACCCAGAATTACTGAGTATATCGGAGACTGCTTTCTAAAGATAGCAACTCACCTATCATATAGACCTAACTTTATAAACTATATGTACAAGGAAGATATGATCTCTGATGGGGTGGAGAACTGCGTCCAGTATATTGATAACTTTGACCCTGCTAAATCCAAGAACCCATTTGCATATTTCACTCAGATAGTTTATTATGCCTTTCTAAGACGTATCGCAAAAGAGAAACGTCAGATGGATATTAAAGACAAAATCATTGAGAAGTCAGGTTTTGATCAGGTATTCCATTCCGATGACAAGAGTTCAATGGCAGATAACAATGCTATTAAATCTCGAATAGAAATGAACACACGCTATTAATTAATGAAACTTCTTCTAATTACTGATCAACACTTTGGAGTACGTAATGACAACAAGGTGTTCATCGATAAGTATCGGGATTTCTATTCCAATATTGTTATACCATATATCAAAACTAATAAAATTACAAACATCTTGTGTCTAGGTGATACATT